AGCATACAAAACATAGCTCAGCGATCTGCTACTTCTGCTGGAATGGAAGAAATAACTTTTACTAGTGGCAAAGGAAATTGGATTAGTGAATCTGGTAAAAAGAAAGGTCAAAAAACAACAGTTCATTCTACAGGTCGAGCTGTAGATGTAACTGGTTTTGAAAATGATTCACAAAGAAGATCTTTTATAAGAGAAGCATATAAAAATGGAGCCAAAGGGATTGGTGTTTATAAAGATGGTTCTATTCATATAGATATGGCTGGTGATAGAGAATGGTCATGGGGTGGAGCAATATCTAAAAAAGATATTAGAAGTCTTAAAACTGAAGCCAAAAAAGATTTAGCGAATGCTAAAGAAGATGTTACAAAGCAAGCAACCAACACAGTTAAAGAAGAAGTTGAAAAACAAACAGCTAGAGTAGTTCAACAATCAGTTGGCGAAGCATTAAAAACTGCTGGACATCCTATGAAACCAGTAGGCAAAAAAGAACAGCAAGCTTATAAAGTTTCTGATAAATTATATGATGCTGCTAAAAATGTTCCATTTGCAACTGGGCAAATCAATAGTGGCTTTAAAGAAGGAGCAGAAAAGAACGGTGGAAAATATGATCCAGAAACAAGAACATTAACTAATTTAAATCCAAAACAAATTGAAGAAATGAATTCTGAGGTTATAGAAAAAATCAAAGGGCTTGGTAGAATTGTTCCAAAAGACATACAACAAGAAAGAACATTTATTCGTCCAGTAATAACTGGAAGCAGTAATCAACAAGGAGAAGCTAAGAATAGCCATGACCCTCCTATTAATAATGATATAACATATTCTGGAATTAACATACCAGGAGAAAATCGTAAAAAGCAAAAGCAATATGCTAAAGTGGCTCAAGAAGGAAATGATTCTCCAGCTAAAATTTCACCAAATGAAGAATCTTATCAGGAAGTAGCTTATTATTATAATGAACAGGGTTTGCCAGTAATATAAAAAAGGGAGCTGAAAGGCTCCCTTTAGTTTGACATATTGTCCAATTGTTAACTATAAGTTACCCTTCAGCGAGCTTCTTAAACCATTCTGCTTCATCATCATCGTCGCTTGACGAATCATCCGAATCAGTTGATTCCCAAGGAGTATCTTCAGTTTTTGTAGATTCATTCTTAGCATTATTTACTACATTATTTAGTAATTGATCTACTTCATCGTCATCATCATCGACATCTTCTGCATTATCATATTCAGCCTGAGAAACATCTTTTCCAAGTTGAAGCACTTTAACATGCTTCTCATTTAATACATCATAACTCTTGAATGTATCTTCGGCCATAAGAGGTTGAAGAAGCATGATTGATTCATATACTTCTTTCATCTTATCTTCATCATCATAAACTGGTGAAGGGTTGTCGAATTCTGATTTATCATAGTTTGGATAGCCATCGACTTTCCTAACTTTGAGCTTAAAATGCGCTCCTTCAAACATATCATACGGGATCATTGGATCCTCATCTGGATATTCTGGGAACATCTTGTCGTTTAGCTTATCATAAATCTTCTTACCAAAACGATAAAAGAAAACTTTTCCTTCGTTGCTTGGGTTTGATGGATCATGAATAACCAAAATATTAGCTACATAATGTAAACGTCTTTTACGATCTCTAGCTAAGTCTTTGTTAGATGGAGAACCTGAGTTCCACAACTTAGTATTATGTGCGCATGCTGGACAATCTTTTCCAATTGATGTTGGGCATTTTTCAACATACCAACCAGCTTGCCCCTGGAAGAAATGATCATAATACATGATTGTAGGCATTTCTTCATCTTCGTGATTTGGAAGGAACCTAATTACGGCATAACCATTTCCGGCTTTGTCTACTTCAGGCTTCCAAAATCTCTCATCTTCATTATCAAATTTCTTATTCTGACTAGAATTGAGTTTACTTACTTTATCAAGTAAGTTTTGTTTTGCTTCTTCGCGATTGCGCTTTAATGTTTCAAAAGACATGTGTTTTCCTTTTTCTTATAACTACGTATGCTACGTATGTCTGTTTTTGCTAAATATTTCACATCTTTCATAATATAGTAGTATATTTATATCACTTTTTCTTTATAATGTCAACTAAATAATTTTTATATTTGGCTTTATCAAAGCTTAAAAACGATCTATACTTGACTAACTTCATGTATTCTTCAGGCCACACAACATTATCTTGTATGTGTGTATTCCAGTAATCAAATATATGTAGACAAGAATCAAGTATTATTAAAGTATTAATTGATATGGATTTTGATAAATATTGTTTCAGCAATAATGGATGTTGACCATTCTTTACTAAAATTGACATACTAACGTCATTATGTAATATAGATAAATCTTCTTTAAAGTTATAAAATAAAGATTCTTTTTGTTTTTTCCAGTCAATATAGTTTTCTTCAGCTTTCTCGTCAAATAGATCCATTATCCATATTTTTTTTGTACTAGCCAAAATATTAGATACTACAAACCCTTCAATATCTTTTTCTTTTGCAAGCTTTCTAAAGAAATACTTGTCTTTTCTATTTAAAAATCTTTCGTAGGAAGCTCGTATTTTCTTATTATACTTAAAGTAATCATAATTTTTTTGATAGAAATGACTATGTAAAGCCAAGAATTGTTGATAAGCTTCAAATGCATCAGAGGTCATATTGGTAACTTACTTGTTGTTTTTGGTAAAAAATTTAAATCTTCTGCTTCATTTTGTATTTTAGATTTCATTGGACTAGAAAGTCTAATCATTCCTGCTGCTGTTTCTAATTCTATTTTATTAGTATCACAATAATGAATGACTGCATCAATATATGGAACTCCTAATTTCTTAGACATTTCTTCTATTTCTTTTACAAAGTCTGAAGCAGATAATACTCCATTAATTTTCATTTAAAATCCTCTTTATTAAAATCATTTGCGCTATCATATTTCTATAATCAATCGAAGAATTTAGATAATAGTTTACTAAATCTGGCCACTTAACAGCATTACGGCATACATATTTTGTAATTTCTATATTAGGCTTTGCGATAGCTGCATCAGGTTTAACTTGAAATTTTACAGTTTTCATATTATTATATTCCAAACTTTTCCTTAAATTCAACTCTTATTTTCAAAAATTCTTTAAAGTGATCTTCTACTTTTTCATGATGAACTATAGTGTCACCACCATCTACAGCGACAATTATTAATATATCTTCTATTGATGTTCCTAATAATTCATTAATCATAAAAGCATAAGCTGCACCCTGCATAAAAAATGTAGAGCACTGATCTTTATACTTATATTGATTAGATGTTTTATAATCTACTACAGCTAATTTTTTATATACATCAGCTATTAAATCTACTGTGCCAGCCGTTTTTAATTTATCTGAATATATTTTCAATTCGACAGCTAAAATATTATCAATAACTTTGTCGATAACTTTTTTAACCGGAAGAAAATTATTTACTGATATAAAATTGTAATCTTCTTGATTTTCTCTTAATGTATTTAAAACATATCTTTCACACATATCATGAAGAATAGTTCCTTTATTACCAGCCCTACGAGTCCATTTATCAGCTTCGTCGTGCCCCATACTATCTCGCCAGGCCTGTATCTCTGGCTTATCAATTACACTAAAGACTGATGTAACAGAAGGATATTTATTTCCTTCTAGAGTTTCATATAACCGATGTTCGCCGCCATCAATTCGTATCAATTCTGGCACAAGAGACACCCGATCTATCAAAGGGTGCCTCTTAAACTCTTTAAATTCACGTTTTGCTAATAAATTATACAATATACTTTTTAGTGTTGAGAGATTTTTTCTTTTGCTATAATATACTCTCTAACTAATCCACTCCTAACAATATCATCTTTAATAAATTCAATTCTTGAAAAACTTTTCATTCTATCAAGAATTTTCATGAAATCAAGTATTCCATTTTTTTCACTTTTCTTAATAAGATCGCTTTGATTAAAATCGCCACAAAAGATTATTCTAGAATTTTCACCCATACGAGTTATTATAGAATCCAACTCATGATAATTTAGATTTTGCATCTCATCTACAATTACGATAGAATCGCTTATAGTAATGCCTCTAATATATGATGTTGGTAAGAACTCTAAAACTGCTTTTTGCTTTAATATAGCATAAGCATCACCTCTAGAAAATAACTCGCTGCACATAGCCATATATGGCGATTCATATAAATCAGTCTTTTTTGTAAGATCTCCTGGTAAGAAACCAACATCTCTTGTTGGAACAATAGATCTTACAATAGTAACTTTGTGAATATCATTTTTATTTGATGCAATGCTTTTTAAAGCAAGATATAATGATATAAAAGTTTTTCCAGTTCCAGCACATCCATTTAATAATAAATTTTTATCTAATTCAAATTCGTCAAATGCTAACATTTGATTTTTAGTCATTGGATTTATATCGACTAATGACATGTTGGCTGTTTTTGGTGCTGTTTTGTTACGTCTTCTTTCTTTTCTTATTTCTCTTTTTTCTGCATTTGATAGAAATTTAGATTCGATTTCGATATCTAGCAATCTCGTACTCCGTGGTTAAGTTAAAAAGTATTGATATTGGACTTGTAGTGACTTCCTTTAATTTTTTTCAATACATCACGAAAACCATCATCTGGCTTGCTTCTAACTCCCACATTAGTTGGATCACACACTGGAGTTGCAGCAAGTAAAGTTTGTATAGTATCAGGATTATCATTTAGATAAACATCTTTTTCAGACATTGACATAAACAAACTAAACTCTTTTTTTGTTTTCTTATTAAGAAACGTATATGTCGGCATTCAATTTAATATCCTAGTCAGAGTCTTGAATAATATCCCAGTAAGTTAGCTTATCTGCTAAGTCATCAAGAGTTTGTGTTTTAAGATTATTCTGTCTTTTAGAATAAGCCTTTTTCTTTTTTCTTTTTATACTTTTATCATCATAATCATAGTCATCCCAACCTTTTTTGTGATGAAATGTTTTACCCACAGTCTCGTCTCCTATTATAGTGAAATATCTGGAAAAGCTTTAAGAACTAAGTTCTTAGTAATTCCATTATATGGTATTTTTTTATCTTTTATAGAACATAAAAGAACAGCATCTCTTGGATCAAGAGTTTCTAAAATTTGAATAAAAATAGCTTCTCTTTTAATTTGATTAACTTCTGCTTTCTTTCCATTATGCTCTACAAATAAATAAAACTTTTTTGTAGCTCCATATAAAGCTCCTTGAGCTCCTGGAGCATCATTTTTATTAAATGGTGGCTCTCCTGGTGGAATTAACCATTTAAGATTTTTATCAAATGCCATTTTTAATAACATTTTCAAAGTTGGTGTAGCATTCTTTTGTAACACTGCAACTTTATCATTAACTTTACTTTGTTTAGATGCTTCTTCTAAAATTTCAGAAATACCTTTATTCATATATAATCACCTTAAAATTCGTTTATGTTTGCCATCAAATGTTTTAACTTTTTTTCAACAAAATAATTGAAAAGTTTATTTCTCTTTTTGTTATCTTGACTATTATAAGATTCTCTTACTTTATTTTTTATATCTTCTGGAATATTATTCAAATCGATTAACATTTTATTTCTATTATAATTTCTCAATGTTTCGCTGTCGCAAAACTCAGCTGGCTCTTGTTTAAGCCAAACATCCATTTTAGTCGCATAAATAGATTTTTGTCTTGACCCATCAACAAAGGTAGAGTCATGAGATAAAAAATTTGGAACTCCATCGCCAACATCTCCACGAAGAATATGCTCTTTAATATAGAGTGATGGATTTTTATGAGAAATAAATTTCTTTCTAACTGGATCATACTGTTTGATATTATCATATTGTTGCAATTGAATAAAATCTTTGTCTCCTGATAAGATAAGTATCTTACTGTTATTTATAACTTTATCATTTTCATCTTGAACTAAAGTTCCAATAACATCATCTGCTTCAGCAGTTTCAATTTGAATTACTCTATATGGAAAATATTCTTTTAATTCGTCTCTAATTTTATTTAATATCTGGAATATATTATTCCAATCCATAGGAGATTCGCCTCTATCTTTTTTTCTGCTGGCTTTATAATATGGAAAAATTTGCTTACGCCAATAATTAGTATCATCACATGCAATAACCAATTCACCATATTCTTGAAAGAATTTCTTTCTAAGAGATCTTATAGTATTTAAAATCATATGACGGACTAAATCTTCTTCAATTTCACTATTATTTTTTACCGACATCATCAAATTAGAAATCATTACCTGATTTAGATCTAATAGTATCATCACTTAGCCTTTATGCTAGGGAACTCAAAAGCATCTTCCATTGTGTCGCTCTCAAATCCCAATTATAAAACATATCAATATATTGTTTTTGGTTATAAACTCTATTTTTAGAACTACCATTTATAGATGATTCTACGGCAGATCTAAGCATACCATAAAAAACTTGTAAATGATCTCTCTTATTCTGCTGCCACTGATACATAAAAGTCCAATTTGCTGCTGTTTCTGAAAGAGCAGCATAATTTGGATGAACGCATATAAGTTCTGCGCTCATTGCTTCTATAAGTGACAAGCAAGATGTCTCTGGCCACACACAGGGATAACCATATATGTTAGCTTGTTTAAGGGCGTCACGAATCTCAGAATTACTTACAGAACCATGATAATTAATAAATGGATGATTATTGCAAGCATCAAACAACTCTTTATATGGCTCATCTCTTTCTTTCCAACCATATATTTCAAAGCTAGAAAAAACATCAAGCTCTAAATTATCATAATCTTTTGTTAATGCATCAAAAGCATTATATAAAAGATCAAGCCCTCTATGCGGAGTTGTATGATAAATCAATCTAATTTTATCTGTCGGTTTTTCATGAACTTCAATTGGTACAATAGCATTTTGAATAACAGCACATTTATACCAGGGAATAGAATATTTTGTAATATACCCTTGCATTTGCCAATTGCTAACAAATACAATTTTTTCAAATTGATTATATCCACCATTATTTAAATGTTCTGAAGCAGGATCATCTGGCAAATCATGAACATAATAAATTCTTTTTTTACTTTGATCCAGCGGCTGTGTAATTCTTGAAGCAACTATTTCAAACTTATTTAATAACTCTGGTTCAATTCTTTTTATTAATTCATTAACCATCAATTCAGTTCCGCCCATAGCAGTTTTAGTCATATCTGAACTGATAATTTTTCCATCTATAATATGCATCACAATCCTTTTATATACTCATATATTATTCTTGTTTTATCTTGATTTAATAGTGATAAACTATACAATGATTCTGCGCCAGCTATACCAAACACATCACCCATTAAATCATCTCTATTATTATCTATTCTATAATTACATATTCTAATATAGATATTAAGTTCTAACTCAATAGAACTTGAAACAATTTTATTGTGTCTAATCATTATATTTGTTTTTTATATTATAAATCTAACTAAGCATCATAAATCCAACTTCTCCAAAAACAGCATCATCAAAATCTAAATAAGGTATTTCTTTTTCTTCAATTAATCTTAACAGATCAGAATATTTGCGTGTACTATAATTATGAATATCTATACTTATTTTCATGTTATTAAATATATGTTCTATTTTTATTTAATGCCAGGAAAAAATCTCCTGATTGTGATTTTGATATATTTTCCAGTTCATTACAAATTAAATTACAATTTTCTGGACCATTAAACATTTCATCAATCACATCTATATTATTTGAATGTGCCATATATAAATCAGATTCTGATATCTGTAATCTTAATTCTAAGGCTTGAATATTTTCTATAATTCTGCTTATGTACTTCATAATTCATTCCATAATTTAGTAAATTTATTAATCCAATCGACTAAATTTTTATATCCGCCAACTACATCATCATTAATTTTAATAAGTGGAAGAGTTTTTGTTTCTGGAAACAAAGAAAGAAAACTATCTTTACTTATATTTCCATCTTCTCCTACCACAATCTCAGAGTATATAAGTCCCTCACTATCAAGAAGATCTTTTGCTTTTACACAAAATGAACAACCAGGTTTAGTAAAAACTACAATTTTCATCAGTCCAAACGCCATTATTAT